GTGATCTGTGTGTCAGTGCTGTCAATTCTGACTTTGCCTGTCCCTTCTGCAAAAATTGGAAGCTTTCCAGGAGTTCCCTCTGGGAGAAACATGTGATCTGATGTGACTAGAGCATTCCTGGAGAGCTCTGGATTTACTTCATCTTCAAAAAAGCCATATCCATCGACAGCAAGATAATTGAAGACCTGGGGATTGCTATGGTCCAACAAATCACCCTGCAAATCTTTGTAATAAACAACAGCAGAGACCCATTTTGTGTGACACAGATAGTCATTGTTGAAAGTGATGTCAATATAATCTCTTATAAGTTCACCAACTTCCAGGATAATGTTTAAATCAGTTCCCAGTCTTTCTTTGTTTATTGTATATTTTAAATCTGATTCTGAATAAGACCCTTCGGTCCCTGAATAGATATAAAGTTTTAGTTGTACGCTACCTAATGCCATAATTTAAATTTAAAGTGATCCTCCCTTTCCTTTTCCGTCTCCAGAGTTTGAGGCTGTTGGGCAGTTATGAATTGCAACATCTTGAATGATTCCAGCGTCATCAATTTTCCACAAATAGAATTTCCCTGTCCCTGGACCAACAGTCACAGTGTTGACACTTACCACATAGAAAAAATTACCCCCTGCAAAAGGAGCATTGCTTTTACAGACTGATTTTCCTAGTGCTGTTGTAATACTAGAAGCAGTTGAGGTAATTGATTGACTTGCTTTAAATGAGCCACCACAAAAATCACCTGCTGAGTTTTTAGGTCCTGAGACTTTATAATTTACAGCTCCGCATGTCGATGCTTTTGGCGGTTGAGTAAGTGAAACAGGACAGGTGATTGTCCCAGAGTTTGAATATCCTGAAGGGACATCAATTGTGAAAGTGACAGTTCTGACTGTGTTTGAGTTTACTGTTGCAAAATTTAAAGGACTGAAGCTGCTAATTGTACCCAATGAAATTGATCCAGCGTCAATGATTCCTTTTTGTGAGATGTTTTGTCCTGATAAGCCTGCAACAGCACAATCAAAAACTGGATTTGCTGCTGGTTGTTGAAAAGACGTTGAGCATTCAACAGTTGATCCTGCATTTGAATAACCTGCTGGAGCTGTAAGATCAAAAAACAAAGTCACTGTCCTGGTGCTTCCCGTTCCATTTGCAGAGTGTGAAGTGATTGCTGATCCTCCTGAGCTTGCTTTGATGTCCCCAACTGCTGCAACTGAGTTCGGTTTTGTAATGACTCCAGCTTGTGTGATTCCTCCTCCTGAGAAAGCAGCTTGTGAACAGGCAAAAGCTTGACCAGGTGAACTGACTGTCACAGCAATTGACTGGCTTGCTGTACAGGTGTTTGATGCAGAGTCTGAAGCTGAGACAATCACGTTTGTTGATCCTCCAATTGCATTGGAAGAAATGGTCAAAGTGGTCCCTGAAACTGTTGCATTTACTAGAGCAGGATTTGCAACATAAACAGAAAATCCTGTGATTGCTGTTGCGCCTGCTGTAAAAAATGAGCTGAGGTTTATCGCCTCACTGTCTCCATCAACTGCAATTGTTTTTGCTGAGATTGAGGAGTTTGTTGTTGGACCTCCTGAGCAGCTTGGTGTTGCTCCTGATGTGACAAGAGCTGGTTGAGTTACTGTTTTTGTGCAATCTAAAAATCCATCTGCTGAATTTGAATACCCTGCTGGAATTGCTATTCTTACAACCAGGGTTCTGTCAGTTGCTGAGGTTTCTGTTGCAAACTTATCATTTGAAAAGTCACTGTCTGAAGATGTAATTGACAGGACAGTTCCCACATCTAAAGAAGGAGTATTGACTTGACCCTGCTGATCAATTGTGAGGTTTCGAATGTTTGCTCTGTCACATGAGAACAAAGGAGTCGGAGCCACTGGCTCAGTTAGGTTTAGATAAAAAGGGCTTCTGACATTGATTTTTGTGCTCATTGCTCAGTTGTTTGTTTAAATAGATTTGTGACATCCAGAGCAAACTCTTCTTTGATCTTCTCAGGGAGTCTTTTAAATTCTGTGTTGAAAGGAGTCGTGAAAAATAGACTGGGTTTTATTCCTGACTTGTAGATGCTTCGGGTGATCATAAAGATCAGACCTCTTCTTTTGGTAAACTTTCCAGAGGCATCCCTGGGAGCAATTCCTTTCTTAATTATCCAGCCTCCAATTGCGTCCCTAAGTCTCAGGTTTCCTTTATACTTTCCAGATCCGAATTTGTAAGGACTTCCAGGAGCGTTTTGTTTTCCGTAATTCTTTGCACCTGATGGGAGACCTGTTGGATTTTCTCCTTTGACACCTTTGTCCACAAATTTCCCATAATCTTCCATTAAAAAACTGAGCTCAAAGTCATCTTTTGTGACGTCCAATTCGTATTTCATAGACTTTGCCAAAGCTGACTCTTTGCCTTTTTTCTTTTTAGCTTTAGAGACAACAGTTTTTGCAAACTTGTTGAGAGCTCTCTTCAAATAGAACATTTCATTTGCATCCATTAGCAGCTTGTCATTGTGTTTGGAACTGAGACAGTAAAAGTTGAAGTAACTCCAGCCAGATCATTATCAAAACGCTCTGTGAAAAACTCACATGAGAAGGGAGTGTCTAGCTGATAAGAGTTCCTGAAATCTGACTTTCTCTCCAGGAGTGCATGCAATCGACTAGCAACTGAAAGCTGTGTGTTGAGGACATCCATTTCATTATGATTTTCTCTTGTGTCTGAGGAGTTTTCATCAGATGTGTTTTCAACAATGTCCATAAGGATCACAGAAATGTCCAGACTAATAGTTGCAGGAGTGATTGTTGCATTTAAAATAGACAAATGACAAAGAGGATAAATGCTGCTCCTGGATAAATCTATTTCTGTAATGTCTCCCTGTGTTACTTTATTGATAAAAGGTTCCGCAATTGCAGCCTCTTGCAAGTCGTCTATTGCTTTAAAATATGTATTCATATTGATTTAATAAATATTGGAGTTAACTCTTCAACCTTTTCAACCTTAAAAGTGACAAACTCTTCCAGCCATTCCAGTGCTTCATCAAAACTCATGTTAGGTTCGGCTTTCATCACACAATCAATGGATTTCCAATAATCATATATAGCAACTTTGGGCTCAGATGCAGAGATCCCAATTAATGCAGCTTCAAATCCATCAGATAAAATGATTTCTTCATCATCCTGGAGGAGTGCTCTGTCATAAAGTGAATTGATCAACTCAGCTTTTTCCATTTCTTATTCGTTTAATTTCTAATTCGTTTTTTTGTTTTTCAAAACTCAACCAGGTCAAACATGATCCATAATTGAGATTTGAGATTGCTTCAAATTTTGTGATGTCGGTTCCTGCAAGCTGATAAAAGGCTGCCCACCACCCGAAATTTTCGTGAAGTGCTTCTTCATTTGAGGGGATAGCTGTTTCATTTTGCTCTGTAAATAGCACTCCAAATGTGTCAACAACTCTTTCCTTAAATTTTCCAAAAAAAAAATGGCTCCAAGTGCAATATCCAGAGGCATGTCTTTCATCTCAGCTCTTTTGTCTGAGTCATAATCCTCAATTGTATATTGATCCTTATGTTTCATTTTGATCTTTCTAAACAAAACCCCCATCGCCTGATCCATAGTGTCCCAGTCATTCATCAGCGTGTCAAGATCTACAAACTCACCAAAGCTCATGTCAGTCAGAACAGGAATGAAACCGAACTCAGTTCCATCTTTTTCAAAGCTTTCAATCAACTTGGGTTTTTCATCAAACATTTTATTGATCACCTCGGTGGCTTCAATGATTGACGTGTATTTAAATTGATCCACGTTGCTCAGATTAACTCCGCAAAAGATCTCAATTGTCTTTTTTCTGAGAAAGTCCAGATCTGGATCTTTGCTGATCACCTTTGAAAATTTCTGGTATTGACCCAGGGTGATCTCAGAGAGTTTGTTTGGTACTGTGATTTTTTGTGTGTTCATCTTCATTGTTATATTAAAACGTATTTGAATGTTGATTTCGGTCCACGTTTATTAAAAAAAGTTGTAATTCCCGACATTTGGATTCTTTAATTGATAGCTCACAGCCATTCTAAGACTGTCAATTGCATGATTGTATTTGTCAATTGGAGTCTGTGATTTTTTTTCAAGCCAGATATAATTGTTCAGCTCTTTAACCAGGTGCGCACTCTGGTCATCATTGTGGATAACCAGATCATAATCCTGGAGCATAGCAATTCCAAAATTCACACTCCCTGGTCCTTTAATACAGGGCACTATGTTGCAGGTGCTTTTGAGTTCGTGGATCAATCGTGGCTCAGAGCTGTCAGCTACAATCAAAGAATCACCAGCATGCTTTTGATATAAGGTTCTCAGATCTGAAGTGGTCAAAGCTTTGATGTAAAAGCAGAGCTGGACATATATGATTTTATTGTCTTTGTCAATTGATGTTTTTAGAAGTACATTTTCGTCTTGGCTGAATCCGAAATCTGCTCCAAGGACAACAGGGGAGACCTCCTGGAACTCACCGAGTCTCCAGTTCGTGAAGATCACACCTTCAGATCTTTCAATCCAACTCCCTTCAATTACTGCTTTATACCTCTCAGGTCTTCTGATTCTCATTTGCTCAATCTGGTCAATGTAACTGTCAGAAAGGTTTTCAATGTTGTCCTGGAAAGTTGTGTGAATGTAGGTTGTATCACCTTTTGATTTATTGCTTCCAGGAGCAACTCCTTTGTCCTGGTAAAACCTTTTGTATATAAAGTGCTCTTTTGTGCTAGGATTCAAAAGCAGGATCACTCTGTTTTGTCTGGACTTTTGTCTCACTGACAGATCTATTTTGTCAAAGGACTCCTCATCAATTTCCTCAGCTTCTTCCATTACCCAAGTTGTGACTCCCTGGAGAGATTTGAGATTTGCAGTTTGATCACCTGAAGAGGTTTT